ACCATTTTTAAAAGATGGTAAGCGGAGGTAAAATCTCCGTGATCCATTCGATCCGCAGCTAGTAAGCCATGCGCCTCACGGCGGAGCGGAGAAAGTGTGATGGCTTTACCAAGATGCTCCAATCGCTTTGCACGATCGGAAAGCATCATGGAGGCTTGGGTGTGGAGCTGGTACCGCTCGGCTGGGCCGAGATCCGAATGCTCTAACGCCAATAGGCAAGGCCCGATAGCTTGCTGATATTCGTTCTTTAAAAAATGCTCTTGCGCCAAGTAGTACCACTCCATGCCGATGCCGTTAATGCGGCTGGCGATGATCCGCTTGTTCCGCTCTGCGCTAGATATCTTTGGCCCATTAGGTGCATGAAGGATTTTTAGGTGCTCGGCCACGCCTATCTTCGCATCCTTTGCTGGCGTGACTCGTTCGTGGATCTGTCGCTCCCAATGGGCTGGGAGTTTGCCGTCATCCATCCTGCGAAAGATTCTTTCCCTACGATTGTTTCGCATTCCTGAGTTCTGCACATCGTATGTGGTTACCAGGATGTCCCACTCGGTCTTTTCCGCCTCCCTATCCATAATTGCTTGCCGATGAGCCTCCGCCTGCTCTGGCTCAAAGATGTCGTCGCAATCTGCCCAGATGACGTACTTACCCGTTGCTAGGCTGAAAGCCTTGTTCCTGGCGGCTGCAAAATTGTCGATATGAGGCCAATCCTTAAACTCAGGGCTATTGTGGTACTCCTCGCACACTAAAGCCTCGCCAGCGGCTTCCTGAGCGCATTGGCGCACAGTGTGCGCATCATTTGCGCCTACTGCTGGGACGACTACGACTTGATCCCATAGGCCACGGGACGACTCAATCAGTCTACGCAAAATCGCCCCCTCTCCGGGGCCGGAGATGAGGGCGATTGAGACAAGGGGGGTTTTCATTTTTTAGGTGGGAAAGCTCGGACGCACCCCCCGATGCGTCCGAGCTACCCGGATGATTCTGTAACTTAGACCAAGCGAACGAGTGAGCTGGTCGATCCGCGTCCCACGCCGAACAGCAAGATGTAGCTGCGGTTCGTGGTTCCGAGGGTGGGGTTCACCCACTCACGAACAGAGAGGGACAATCCGCTCTGAGGATCAGTCACTACGTCCTGGCTGCCAGGATAGTTGTCGAGGGCTTCGGGCACGCGAGCTGCCACGATGAGGGCTTCTTTCTGAGCCGCAAAACCCTTGGACACTGCCGAGGGGAGCGCGGTGTAGGAGAACACCTCAATGCCGTTAACCAATCCAACCGAGCCGGTTTTCACCGCTTCGCCTTGGATCTGAGCGTTGGCAACGATGTTGGAATCGTTGAGCAAGCTGGCTTTGTTGTCCGGGGAAACGATCGCATAACGATCATTCGACGGAACTTTGTTGTTATCCAAGCTATAGCCCAAGCTCACGACGCCGCGGTACGTAAGAGCACCGGCGGAAACGGAGAGGGTGGAGCTGTAAGCTGTGGTGACCAAGCCCATCAAGCTGTCGACCATGCTCTTGCCCAAGGCATAAGCTGCCGAGGAAGCAAAGCGGTTGATCAGGTCGATCGAGGAGCTGTATTTCTCAGCGTCCGTGATCGCGTACGTGCTGTGGATCAAGTTGCTCAAGCTGATGGTAGCATCAGTCTGAGTGCGATCCTGGGCAACGTATCCAGCCGTTGTGCTATAAGCACCGGCGGTGCCTACGGTCACGAGGTGGGTTGTGATGGTGTCGTTCATGCGGGCCGGGACGTCCGAGAAGTCCGTCACCGCTTTGGTTAGGAAAGGCAGGGAATCAACAAGCGTGGTCAGTGCGCGTTGCGCAATGGCCTTGCCGTTAGAGACCGAGCCGAGTGTGTTAGCCATGGTTTTTGTATCTCCTGTGGTGGGTTATCGTGCGAACTTGATTTGTTTAAAAATCTCCGCCGCACGACGGGGATTCTTTTCTGCGTTGAACTGCGCCAGCAATTCTACGCGAGAAAGTTGTTTGGAAGTTTCTACTTCGATCGGCTTAATGCCACGGGAGGCTTCAAGCTCGATAACTTTTGCGGAAAGTTCTGCCTTCAAAGCAGCGGCCTCGTTGGCCACCGGCTCTTCTGACTTCACTTCTTCAATCTTGGCTTCGGCCTCTACCTTTTGGGCAGGTTCTTCAGCTTTGACTTCTTCCGCTTTAACTTCGGGTTTGGAAAGATTTGTTTCTTCAACCTTGGCGGCCATGGGTTCTTCGACCACATCGCTCACCGCATCAGCCGTCAGCATCGCCATGATCGCGTCCAGCTTTGCGTTGATGTCAGAGAGGGTTGGTTCAGCAGCTTTCACCGCTTCCTCTACCGGGGCCGCCGGTGCAACGGGCGCGGCTTCTGCCAACGCTTCTAGTTTGGCTTCTTGAGCCGGAACGTTTTTGTTCATGGCTTTTTGATTGCTGTCAACCCGTGCGTGAAAAATTCCTGTCGGGTTTGCTGCGGGCGACAAAACTAGGTCAACGCTGAATAGGTTTTGGACGTCGGCCAGCATCGTGCCATCGGCCGCTTCGCGCGGGATGCCAGAAAAGCTAATGGAAAACCCGATCTGCCCAGGAAGAGTGCTGATGAGTTCGCTGAAGTAGGAAAAGCCGTCGTGGCTTTGAAAGAGAGTTAGATCCGCACGAACGCGACCGCCATCCAGGCTAAAGTTTTCAAGATATCCAATGATATTTGAGATGCTGGAACTGTGGTCGCTGAGTACCTTCACCTGCCCAGCTTCGTTTCCGCGTTCGACCACTTGTGTGAGAGTATCCGCATCGATCACCATTCCGTGCCCTAAAGCTGGGCCAGCAGTGATGACGCTAATCCCTTTAAATTTCTTTTCGGCCATATCGGCCAAACCGCGTCAACTCGTTTTCTTTTTACGAGGCTTTTTATCTTTAAGGCCAAGGCTTTTCGCAACCATCGTCAGCTCCTTGTCGCTGAAATTAAAGTCTGGCTCGTCCTTCATAGTGAAGGTTTCAGTCTTGGCTACAGGCTCAGATGGCACCTCAACAGGAGCAGCCAGAGTCATAGTCTCAGTAGGCGCTGAAAGTTCTGGAACTGGAGCCTGTGCTGGCACTTCATCTGCCGGAACTGCGCTAGGAGGAGTCACGGCTGGTTGGGCTGGCTGTTGGTTTGGAATGAATTGAACTTCGTTCACGGGAATGCCGGCCGCTTCGCATTTCGCCCGGATGTAGGCTTGTTCGGCAATCTTCTGATCAATCGCATCTTGCCAAAACTCGCCTCTAGAGGCGTATATGGATGCGTAGGAGGTTAGGCCAAGCTTCAAATCCTCGCGGTCAGCGGCGGAATCACGCCCGGCGTCAATGGTGGTCTGACGAGGCGTGTGGTATGTGGCTTTCCACCATTGATCCATTCCACGCGGAGGAGTCAGATCGCCGCGTTTGATTGCTTTGGCTAGTGCCCAAAGGCGAACCCTTGAAACGAGCTGATTGATTACGGTTTGCGAAATCTCATCAAATCTGCGCTGGGCTTGTGCCAGGACGAATCTCTGCGAAGGGCCAGACAGATCCGCTTTCCACAGATACTCGTAAGGCAGGCCAAGGCCAGAGGCCACGGCTCGCAAAAACTGATCCATAAACTCGGTCAAGTTCGGGCTAGGCCGATCGTCTTTAATCTCGCGGATCTTGCGGCCGTTCGGAACGTTCCAGATTGCACCCGATCCGAATACTCGGTCTGTTGTGATGCCTTCCGCGTTGGTTGATTCAGGCCCAAAGAATCCCGCACTTCCCTCGCCTTCCAATGCCAATCCGATCGCGCTGGATCGCTTCACGCTGACCATTGTGTTGCTCAAAATTTCTTCGCGGTCTTGGATTAGGTTTAAGCATGTGACTAATCGTGAAAGGCTGCGCAGCTCGTCAGCTCTGTCGCGTTCTGCCAGTACGATTAAATCGGGGGCTTGAATCTCTGAATACTTATCTGCGTCGCCCGTGTTGATGTAGTAGGAGAGCGGTCGACCTTGGGCATTCACCCGCACGCCATCGATCACCCGTTTCTCGCCTTGTAAGTAGTCTGGCGTTTCGCAGCGGTGCGCCTCGACCATCTGAAGCATTGGCCAGCCGTCACCGTTATCGGTTAGCAAAATAAAGACTTCGTTATCGCGTAGGCAGGTGCGGGTGGCGATTTGCTGAATGGTGCTCCAATCCAAAAGGCCACGGATATCGCAAGCACGGCCCCAATTCTCCAGCCATTCCTCGGTCGCCTTGTTCCATCCCTCGTCGCTTGTACGGGATTGCATTTTGATGCCAGGGCCAATCGAATTGCGAACCATGCAATCGATCGCACCACGGACGACGGGGCTATTGTAAAACCAATAGCGAGCCAACCCTAGAACCTGCTTGCGGCTTTGATTGGATACGTCAGTGCGTGTATCCTGCGGAGTTACATAGATGTGCTGCCGCTTCGTGTAATCCTGAGCACCTGCCCTAACAATGCGGCCAAACCAAGAACCCAAGCTCATGTATTGATTGGCGACATTACGCCAAAGTTAGGATAGCTCATCTGTCCGTTTGATTTTGTGAGGAAGTTTTCAAGATCAGATGTGGTGGTAAAATCTTTTACCTTTGTCCAAAGTTCATAGGCAGCTTGCGCAATGTTGGATGGGCTGACGCCCGGTTGCATTTGATAGCTAAAAGACTTTCCAGCAACAGATGCGCTCATCATCACGCGACCTCCGTTATTAAAAGTGCTGTATTGATTCGCGGCGATTGCTTCAAGTGCAAGACGTGTCGCAACCGGATCTTTTGCCGACTGTATCCAAAGGGAAAAAAGCAAACCTCGCTCCACATCGCCAAAATCGTGTCAATCATACCTGCGTAAGCGTCGCCTCTGCCGCAATGACCTTCCCGTAAACGGCAAGGCCAGCCAGGTATGTTTCGCAATCATACAAGTGGTCTTGCCGTGACTTGATCCGAATCCACTCATAAACGTCCTTGCCTGTCTTGCGGTTAATGCGATGGGCTTTTCTGTGGCTCGCCATGTGCTCCCGGTAATCTGGGCTTACGTCGTGCGCCACTTCCCACATCGGCCCCTGCCCGCGTCGCAACCAAGCGAGCAGATCCTGGCACGCCGGCGAGCTGAGTAGGAGCATATGGCAGCCTGCGTCGGTAGTTTGTTTGGAGCTGTGGACGCTTTTGATCCGCGTTCCGTTAATTTCGATCAGATAGTGCGGTCGCTCCTCTCCCTTAATCGCCATCCACCCGTAACGTGCAGCGATTCGGTATGTGTCTTGAGTTTCGTAGCCAGAGTCAATACAGGCATGGCGAGGTTTTACCCCTAAGTCCTGAAGGCTTTGCGCTACGTCCTCAATCGTTCGCCTGCGCCCTTCCTCAATCAATCGACTTGATCCATCCCTGCCAAACGCTCGCACTACAAACCAGTACCCGTCTATCTGTCGATCGATCGCCGCCAGTTTAATGTGATCAG